CTATACATATTGATACCATGAGGGTATGGTATACCTATTGTTTTTTTTAACTTCTTTCACACCATGTGGATATAAATGACTTTCAAATATGATGCAACTAAGTTTAGGCATTTTTAATTCTTCATCTGTAAAAATTAATTCTCCCCCTTCGTAATCATCATTTAAATAAGCTAAAGAGGAAAAGTCCACATCATTATCTCTTGTTTCAATATTTTTATCTATATGCACTGGCATACTATGTCCTGGTTTCCATCTACATAATCTCATCTCACGCCAAAGTTTAGTTTTAGTTTTATAAGTATCATCTATAAAAAGAATATTTTTATATGCATAAAAATTTAATAAGCTTTTAATTTTTTCATCTTTAATAGAAACGTAAGGAATATTTCTATCTCTATGTCCCTCTTCTGCATCAGAACAAAGATTTTCATTTTCATCAAAAAAATTAATTAAATCTTTAGCATGTTTTGCATTTATAAAATTTTCTATTATAAAATAATTGCCGTTTGTTTTTTTATTTAGATTGTCTTGCACTAATGACTCCTTTTAAAAACGTTGTCCATTGCATGGCAATTTTATTCCAGTTATAATAAATATGTGCGTATCTAGATTGAGAATCTAAATGATCTTGTATTTGTTTTTGATGTAACGTATGAGATGCTTGTTCTATACCAAAACCAAACTTTTGTGCAAGAGCTCTTTGATTAGAATCATAAGGAATATACATCGGAAACTCTGCACCTGTTTCATATAGAGCACCTAAATCATCTACTATACAATATAAACCTGCAGCCATACACTCAAGTAAAGATATACAAAACGTTTCTTCAAAAATACTAGGATAGACATACATATGATAGTTTTTTAAATTATCTTTTATGTATTGATTAGACTTGTATCCAATATAATTTACGTTGGGTAAAACCTCTGCTTGTTGATAAAGCTCTTTATACTCATGATCATTCTGATCATAAAATTGTTTACCATAAACTTCTGTAGATGAATATACATCTAAAGTAACCAAAGGATTTTTTACTAATTGCATTGCACCTAACAATACAGACAAACCACGCCAAGGTGTATTTTGATGTATTATTTTTATAGGTCGACCCTCTACATACCGTGGAGCTTTTTCTATTTTATCAATACCATTTTTAATAACTACACATCTATTAGTGGGTAGATTAAAGTGGTATCTATATTTTTCATAACACCAATGTGAATTAAAAACATACCAATCATATTTGTTATGATTAGCCGGGTTGCTAAACCAGGGAGCTAAGTTAGGTTGATCGTAAGAATTTTTTTGCCAAAGTATATTTGGTTTAGTTGTATGCAAAGGTATTTTTTCTGGTACCGAAGTACATATTTGCACTTGATCTAATAGTTTATTATCGACGTATTTTTTTAAATAGTCGAATTGTAATTCTGTGCCGCCTTTAGGGTTTTGGTTTCTTATTATCATTCATCACTTTCTGAAATACTTGTAGACCTTTATTAGTTACCTGCACAGTAACGTCTTGTACAATATCAGGTCCTTCTTTCTTTTCTTTATATGTTTCGCCAGTCTTTGTATTTCTATATGTTATTATAGTTGTACAATCGATCTTTGGTAAATTATCCGTTTTCATTCTCTCTATTTATTAAAGCATAACTTATTAGGCCTTGTATTTTATTACTGCCTGTAGCTGCTTGCACTGTTATAGCATCTCCTGCTTCTAAATTCAAGCCTTGAGGTGAAGCATTTACTTGTGACTTAGCGCCTACCTCATCTCGAAAAAATTCATATTCAGTGTTAGAATCTGATGAGTCAACAAAATTCATCTGTACCACAATGCCTGATGATGCATCATTATTTGCACAATAGATACTTTTAACTATTATTGTTCCATCGGTAGGACAAGTAAGCACCGTAGCCTTGCTTGTGTCTGCTTGTTTAAAACCTTGGTTTTTATAAAATATACTCATGCTAAGAAATAATTAAATGCGTCTTGTTCGTTTTTTAGATCTTGTTGAAAAGAAAAATTAAGTTGATTTTGTAATGTAGTCAAGGACTCTAGTATCTGTCTTTGATTTTCTACATCGTATTCTTGTTTTGGTTCCGGTATATAATTAGTTATCTTAGCCATTAAAAACTACCCATTTCGTTTGATCCACCTGGAGCAGATGCACTAAATCCGCCTTGGTTTCCACCATAATTTCCTCTACCTCTATCCGTTATACCTTTATCAAATTTACCTGTATTAAAATCTCCCTTATCAATTCTGCCTTGTAAATCTTTTAGTGAACCTCTTCTTGCAGCATCTTCTCTAGCTCTTTTGTCTCTCATTCTTTGTGCAAAGTCTGCAAAACTTGTTGATCTTCCAAAAGTATCAAATGTTGAATCACCTCTTAGACCTATACCTCCTCGTATTCCTGGTCTACCAAACCTATCTCCTAAAGCACCTATACCTCTACCTATCAAATTAGCTAAGGGATTGCCGGTAATTAAACCTAAAAGACCTGAACCTAATTGTTTTGCAAAACCTAAATTAAAACCTGGTTTAGCCACCTCTGCAAAATCTTCATAATACTCTTCATCAAGACCTGCATCATCTGAAAAAATAGCAGCTTGATCAGTATTCATAATACCAAAATTTTGAGGATTAGGAAAACTTGTAAATTGAGGACTACTCCTTCTAAAGTTTTCATTTCTTAAAACTTGTTCAAATCGACTTAAATCTCCTATATCTATAGCCATTATCTTCTTCCGTCCGGTTGTGCATCAAGTCTAAAAGTTCCGTATCTCCATGACTCACCTGTAGAGTCGTTTTCTATTTTAATCGACACTAATCTTCCTCGAGCTCTAGTATCAACTTTATCAGTGGTTGATGTTATTGTAAAGGGACCTAATGGCGAGCTTACAGCTACGTCATCAGGATAAGCGCTAACAAATAAAGTTACTTTAGCGTTACCTGTTTGATATTTAAAATCAGGAATAAATCTTCTTACAGCCATAAAAAATTCACCATCACCTCTGTAATCTACAACCCCTGTTGCTTGACCCAAGGCGCTTCGTCTAGATGTAATGTCCCAATCTCCTGATCTTATAAATGCTGGTATAGCTGTCGTGCCAGAACTATTAACTTGATCAACTCCTTCTTCGTGTTCATAGTAAATACTTGCACCAGCAGCGTTAGTTATTCCTAATATGTCAGGAAATACAGGTGTAGATGTAGCTTCATAATCAGTGGCATAAGGCGCATCAAATACTCCTTGATCTGAATATGTGGTTCTGTCTAAAGACGAAGTGGTCCATATACCTTCTTGATAATTATAGGTTACGCATCTATCAATCTGTTCTGATCCTGATTTTGGATAAAACCAATTTACTTCTGTGTATAGATTATTTGCACCTGCGCTAACAATATCTCTAGCATTAAAGTTTAATCCTAAATTATCTCCATCTGTAGTAAATACAAAATCTTCTACGAGTGATGGTAATGATTTAACAGTTCCATCAAAA